TGGTTTGCCATTTCGCTTCTTAGGCGGCCCGGGATTGGATTCAATCCCCACCAAATCCACACCGGCCAATCGCTTCAGTCTAGCCATAGCGTTGGGTGTCAAAACACTCTCACACAAAGGACAGCTTTTCGCCTCTTCCTGTACAACAGGAGTAAGGTTCGCCGCTGAAGGCCTCGTCCGTGGCACAAAAGGGCCTGGATTGGTCTCAACGCAAACCAATATAGGTTGCTGTCCCGAATATGGTAAGACATCTTCAACATCAAATAAACCGGTGTGAATGGGGACTCCATCCGCCTCACAGCCGATGTGTGCCAACAAGCCCACCAGGCAACCTCCAGGTCTAATGTCAGAACAGTCAATCAAATGATCGACATCTTCTCTTGACATCTTGTACACTTTACTAAACATCTCCCAAGTCCGCGCCGTAGTGCGGTGCTTTTTAGTGCCTATTACTTTGTGTTCCCAGACATTGTCCTTAATAACGCGCCCATTGCCCACTTGCTTGGTCAACATTTTAACTAGTTCACCCAGTAGTGGAATGTGTGTGTTATATTTGTGACTTGCCAACACACCTCGCAACCAAGGTATGACATCAGTCGACTTCAAGTTAGGGTCTTTAGTACTCATCTTGGCCAAAGTTCTAAACACCTTCGGTCCTAAAACTCGGGTGTTGTCACAAGGCCAAAACCTGCCACTACAAAACTCTGCAAAGTCTAGATCATCACGCAATACGATGTTACTTTCATGCCCAAATTCTTTGAACATAGCACTCATGGAATCAGTCATGTCGAGGTCAACATCTGCCTTGTAAGCAACAATAATATCATCACCTAAAGCCATCATATAAAAGTCAACCACGCCATGAGACGTCAGTACGTAGTCAGTCATCATAAAATTCCTGATCGTGTTTCCACAAGAGGTATTTATCACCCCGGAACAAAATTTTCCAGGGCATGAGAACGTGACACCACTGCCTGTTCTTCCATCGCACCTACTTTGTTGCTTCAAACTGTCCAACACACTGGGATCTATCATGCCGTCGTAAAACGCCATCTCGCGCTCGATAGCATAGTCTTCAGTATGTCCGTCATAAGATGAGAAATCGTTCTCAAGAAACTTATAACCCGACAATTCTAAATCATATGCCCATCTACCAATCTCCTCAGCTGTGTGTCCGCCGGCGTAAAAATGCCTACTTTGCGGATTAAACAGCTTCTCAGCCAACAAATTTTGCATCGCACTGTACGCGGGTGCAGTCTTG